CAGTACTTAAAGCAAAAGCGTCTGCTAGACGAAAGACAGAGAAGATTGAGTTTGGTACGAATCCCTGTGGAGAAATCATCCTGCGTGATATGGGCTTTTGCAACCTTACTGAAGTTATCGTCCGTCCTGATGACACGCCGGGGACTTTACGGAAGAAGGTACGTCTCGCTACGATACTCGGAACCTTACAGTCAACCCTAACGAACTTCCGCTATTTGCGGGTAGGATGGAAGAAGAATGCCGAAGAAGAAAGGCTCCTGGGTGTATCGCTTACCGGTATCATGGACAACCCGCTTACGGCTAATCCTCATGAAGCGTTTCTACGCTCGCTCAAAAAGGTGGCGATTGCTACCAATGCAGAGTGGGCCAAGCGCCTCGGGATTAATCAGGCTGCGGCTGTCACGTGTGTCAAGCCGTCAGGAACAGTCTCACAGCTGGTTAACTCGAGCTCTGGAATACATCCGCGGTACGACACGTACTTCATGCGCGCGGTCAGGCAAGATAAGCGAGCTCCAATCTCCGCTCTTTTGAGAGACGCCAAGGTGCCTTGTGAGAGTGATATTACGCAAGCCAATGACGTGGATGTTTTCTATTTCCCGCTTAAGAGTCCGGCGCATTCTGTCACGCGCCTGGAACTCACCGCAATACAGCAGCTTGAGGTTTACCTCAAGTATCGTCAATGGTGGTGTGAACATAATCCATCATGTACGGTCTATGTGAAAGAGAGTGAATGGCTTGCTGTGGGCGCCTGGGTTTATGAACACTTCGATGAGATTGGTGGCATCTCATTCCTGCCTTATAGTGATCACATCTATAAGCAAGCACCATACACGCCCATCACCAAGGAAGAGTACGACAAAGCGGTCGCTGCCTTCCCGAATATCGACTGGCTCCTGCTCACGAAGTATGAGAAGGACGACCGCACTTTAGGAGCTCAAGAGCTTGCATGCGTCGCGGGATATTGTGAAGTATAAGTAATGAAAAGCCTTATTCCGTGCGGTAGAGCGGTCGCTATCGGACTGCAAATGTGGTATACTAATCAGAGATAATACAATGACACTTACGCTTATTTGTAGGGTATGCAATATACCTAAGTCTGTGAGGGCTTTTGATGAGGCCAAACGGAATCGATCGGGCTATGAGTACCGATGCAAGTCTTGCAAAGCAGATGAGCGTCGAGCGCGGAAGGCGAAGGACCCAGAGAAATATAAAAAGATTGACCGTAAGCGCTACGAAGAAAACAAAGATCAATTCAAAAGTAATCAACTAAAATATGAGTATGGAATAACCTTAGACCAGAAATGTTCGATGTATAAAGAACAGAAAGGGTTATGTGGGTTATGTGGGAAACCTCTACCTGAAGATTTCAGGAAAGCTTGTACCGATCACGATCATGAAACAGGAAAAGTTAGAGCCTTGCTTCATAAACACTGTAATACAATTGTCGGTTATGAAGAGACAAATTCAGGAATTCTATTAAAGGCAATAGATTATAAAAAGCATTGGGAGAGTGAAAATGCTTGAAGCTGTCGGTATTTATAACGGAATCAAGGATCAGATTCGAGATTATCTTTCCCAATATTTGGAATCCCAAGGTCGGCATGTTAGTAGTGGGAAGTTGTTCAAATGTATTAATCCCGAGCATGACGATAGCGATCCAAGTTGTGGAATAGTTCCTGATTCAAATGGAAAGTATTTCCATTGTTTTGGTTGTGGTTGTACTGGGGATATTTTTACTGCTGTTTATATGCTTGAGGGCGCTCCCCTAAGTGGGCCTGCTTTTATTAGAGATAATGTAGCAGTCTTGGCAAATCAATACGGTATTGAAATGCCAAAGTATGAGCTGACCCCAGAGGAAAGTTATGAGGCGGATACGTATCGTGCCTATCGAGACGCTGCGCAGATTCTTCTCTTCTCTAAGTTTAGCGATCGCGTAGAAGCAAAGCTTGCTGATTACGGCTGGTCGAAAGAGACGCGCACAGCGCTTGGAGTCGGCTCTGTGGAGTCGTACGACAAGTTCATTGAGCGGATGAAGAAGCAGCATGGCTGGTCGGATGCCTTCATGAAGGAAATCGACCTACACCGTCGGAGTATGTTCAATGAAAACAACCTCGTCTTCACTGTCAAGGATGAGAACGCCAACCCAGTTGGTTTTGCATGTCGCAACCTGTTATACGAAGAAGAAGCCAAACAGTACGAATCTGCTAAGAATAAGCTATTGGCTACGACTTCGGAAGATAGCGACGAGCGTAAGCTGGGACTATTGGAACTCAAACGGCCAGCGAAGTACATAAACTCAATGGAGCATGCTGGTGAAGAAACAGCTATACGCAATAGGATATACCAGAAGTCGAAGAGACTATTCGGCCTGCACAGGGCCAGGAAGTATTCTCCTCCGCTTTATGTCTTTGAGGGGTATTCCGATTGTGTCACAGCTGTCAACAGCGGACTACAGAACAGCTGTTCGATTGGGTCGACGTCGTTCACGCGAGATCATCTTGAACTCATATTGGGACTTGGGATCAAACACATCGTCTTTGTCCTTGACGCAGATGATGCGGGAGAGGCTGGAACGGATCGTTTCGTTAAGCTACTCGAGGAAAGCGTTGGAGGAAACATTGGGCTTCGCGTTGAAATTGTAGCAATGCCAGAAGGCACAGATGATCCTGATAATTATATCCGCAAGATGGGCGGACTAAAGGCCTTCCGTCAACTCGAGAAGGTAGATATATTCGGCTGGTCATTACATAAGGCGGTGAAGAATGGAGAAGATCCAACGGTACTCGCCGAGAGGATGGTACCGCTTATCGTTAATGATCAATCAAACTTCGTACGGCTTCGTAAAGCAGAACAGCTTGCTAAAGCTACTGGGATCGCGCAGGATGTGGTATGGCGTGAGATCACAAGGCTAGTTGATAGTGAGGTAGCTCAGGTTAATGAAGAGACTACTCTCCTGTCACAACAGGCAGCTAAGCAACTGCAATTAAAGCCGTTAGAAGCTTTGACTATATTGTCCACTACGATGGACAAGATCGAGAAAGCCCAACAGCGTAGGGCTGGATATAGTGTATCGGCGACGATGCGCTATCTCGATGAGATCAAAACTATACAGGAAGCAGACTCTAACATGGTTGAGCTTTCTGTTGGTAATGACTGGCCTCTCTTTAACAAGTGGGTTGGTGGCATCCCCAGGTCGGAGTGCTTTGTTACCATCCCAGGCAAAATGAACCAGGGCAAGTCTTCTTTCCTTGCTAACTTGGCCTGGCGCCTAATCGACAATAATCCAAATGAATGTATGGTTTTATACCATACGGTGGATGATTCTCTGCCTATCTTCTTGCCGCGGTTGTGGGCTTCAAGGTTTGAGCAGGTGAATTACTGCGATGCCAAGCTCAATGACGATGGCTACAAGTCTGGCTGGTACTCGAATGACTTTAAGAAGGCTGGCTTTGCGTTAGATCGCTGGCCTGACTTCCATGAAGTCTATCAGCAAGCCATGGCCTGGACACAGGAGAAGATCGAGCGTGAGCTATTCATCCCAGAAGACGTTTCGACATTGGCTGCTTCGCTGCCAGCTTTGGAGAACCGTATTAAGGCACTACGTCAGAAGTTCCCTGAGCGAAAGCTCGTTGTCATTGGAGACAACTTTCATCTATATGATTTTCCAGGCTTTCAAGATGGAGAGGCTAAGACACGCCATATGTCGTCGTTTGTTAAAGGTCTGGCAAACAAGTACCACGCCACTATCATTATGACGATGGAGCTGCCTAAGACTTCTCTTCAGCCTGGGGTCCGCCCGCGCGCAAGAAACATCAAAGGCACGGGTGGTATCTCCTACGATTCATCCCTTAACATGGGTGTTTACAACGACATCAAGGACTTTGGGGATGAAGCTACATTAGTAGACCCAGATCAGAATCATAAGGATCCTGCCACTAATGCTCCTCCTTATCGCAAGCCAGTCTTAGAGCTGGTGTTCGACAAGTCGAAGATCAACTCCTTTGATGGCACGATCTATTATAAGTTCGAGCCCAGGTCGGGGCGAATGGATGAATGCAGCCTGAACGATCAGGCTAAGTATCATCAGCTTGCTAACGCATATAAAGCTGCCGCTAAGAATAATGATCCTACAATAGGCAGCCAAGCGGCTCATAAAGAACCGTTCTAATGGTATAATAGAGAAGGTGGAAAATGACAGCCGACGTGATGGAAATAATCAACCCTGAAACGGGGAAGAACAAAGGATTTGTGGACTCTGAAAATGTAGTCCACGAAGCACACGAATGTGAGTTTCACGGCGACCATAGAAATGGTCTGGACGTGAACGACAAGTGTGTAATATGTGGAAAGACTCTGGGCGATTTCATCGCTGAAGACACCGATCTCACTAGGGTTCGCATCCCCATAATCATCGATCCCGAGGAGGACGATAATCATGAGCAACAGTCCAAGTAATGCTGCTGCGCGAATACAAGCCCAGCAGAAAGCAATGGCAGGCAAAGATGTTGTCTGCGCACGCTGTGGTGGTACTTGGTTTTTCGAAGCACAGTTTACCAAGTATCTCAGTGGAGGGTCGGGTTCTGTTGAAATCTTGCAAGATCCGAATGAGCAAGTGTTCCCTCTTCTGATATGTGCGTGTGGTTTCCCGACTCTACCCAAGCCAGCGGTTGGCCGTCGGGCTGGTGGAATCTATGAAACCTCTCACAAGGATTTCAGAGAATCGATTGGTAAGAGCCAGACTTTTCTGAATGCTCAAACACTTAGCTCTGTCAAGAGCGATGTGCTTGAGGCAGTTGCAGGCAAGTTTGTTGAAGGTCGTGTCGAAGACGTTACCAAGCGTGTCGATAAGATCGAGAACGATTTGTTTGGCAAGGCTAATGCTAAATCCTGAAGTTAATATCAATCCACTCCTGGCCGGTCGTAAGATCGACCAGGAGTTTCTGTCTCGCTTGGCAATACAGCGGGACTATTATCAGGAAGCTGCTGATAAGGAACCTACTAAGCTGATTACGGATAGTGACTTACCTGCTATGCCGTTCTCAAAGCGGGATTTGCCTCCCGATCCTCGTTTGAAGGGCGCGCAAGGTGGTCCTCAACCACTTCATGTTATGCTGGCAGATATTATCCACACAAGTTTGAATGGAATGAAGCGTCGCTTTATTGTATATCGAGATACAGCGATCGCTCTATTCGCGGAAAGCCAAGATATGAAGAAGTTTCCTGAATGGCTTATGAAAGACCCTCGCAAAATGAATGAGAGGTCGATCCGTATCAACGAAGTTATCGCTATGCCCGAGCCTACTGGAAAGTGGCTAGGCGAGCTAGATGACAAAACATACGACACACTTGTTTATTTCTTGTTCTTGAACAGAAGTAAATAAGTAGGAGGCTACATGTCGAAAGGCATGAACAAGGACGAAGCTATCTTCAACCTAAAGCAGAACTGGGATCAGATGCATCCCAAAACCAAGAAGGACTTGATTTACTCTCTCTTGGGTCATAGAAAGAAGTTCACGGAGATCGCAGAAAAGGTCGGCCGTTCGGTTGAAGAAGTGAAGGAAGCATGGAAGGGAATCATAGTTGAGGCAGCTCCTCCTGAACCTCAAACTAGCTCAGTTCTCCCAGAGGATTGTGGCAGTGCGCATACCTATCAAGGCATTGTGGCGCCAACCTGTTGTGGTGGATCTGGTTGTAAGAAATGCTGGGATATCTTCAGCACGGTGAACAATATGGATACAAGTGTTGTGAGCCCTAAAGTCACTGAAGTATCTCCCATGAAGACGATATACGCCAAGAACTTTGACGAGATCCTGGCAGAGTATCGTGATTGGGTTGGCTGGCATAGCTGGCCTGCGGGCACTGAAACAGGTATAGGACCTGGTAATCCTGATTACCTAGAAGGTTTGATCGTTAGCGACATTCATGCTCCGTTCCATGATGAGGCTCGCTTCGACAAGATGATTGCTGATACTGTTGGTAAGGTAGATATTTGTATCCTTGCTGGCGACGGTCCTGATTATCATAACTACAGCAAGTATATGAAGTATGGCCAACATTTCTCAGTTCGAGAAGAGCACAAGGCCTTCTTGCTGGTTCTTAAGAAGCTTTCGGAAGCTTACCCTGAAGTCATTATGATGCCTGGGAACCACGACGAGCGCACTCGAAAGAAGTTCGCTCAGTTGTTACCTGCGGATCTATATCAGAGTCTATTGGATTTCCATGGACCTGATGCTTTTGATTTCGCCGAGCTGCAAGCCAAGCAGTTTGAGAACATTCTTATTCCTGAAGTGCCTACGGAAGGCTTCGCTGAATATCGATTTGTCTACCAATGTGGAGACATCGTTATTGGTCATCCAGAGCTCTATTCTAGAATCCCCAACAAGGGAGTTGGTGGCTTCATCGATTGGATCTACAAGAAAGCTATCCCTGTAGGTTTGGTCAAGCTTCCTATCTCTGCGGCCGTGATGGGTCATACCCACATGGCTGGTAAAACTTGGAATGATTACCGAGTAATCGGTATCGAGAATGGCTGTATGTGTCTAACTCCTGACTATGACGCTGGTCCTAAGCTTGCTGGAGCTCCGCGTCCATTGACTCGTGGTTATACCTTGTTCCGTACGAACAAGAAGACGGGTCTCACCGCAACGAATGATATCAATTTCGTTGAGGTAGCGTAAGTTTGTAGGCCGAAGGGGTGGGCGTTTATATACCCCACCCTCTTCAATCTGGAGATTCAAATGAATAAGATCATCAAACCAGGAGATCCAGAGTGGGATCCAAAGTTTAGCCCAGTTCCTCAGGCGCCCAAGCTGCCAGATGAAGTTCTGGAAGCAGCGTTTCAGGAAGCTGTGCAAGAAGTAAAAGAAAAGCTTGAAGTAGCACAAGCGCCTGCGGAAGCCCCTACGCCAGGGCCCCCGAAGGCCAGTTATAAGTTCCACTCGCCAGCAAGGCAGAAATCCTTTCCGATTCCTGTGCCAAAGGCTATAGAGGCTACTCTATTAGAAGACTTGCCGCGGAGATGGGAACGCCAGTGCTACGTGGGCGACGTGGAATATGTATCTGTTGAAGGTCGTGAGACCAAGATGCGTGTCCGCCGCCCAGGATTTAAGAAGGGTGATCATATCACCCTGGATTCAGCAACATTTTTCCCTGGTATAGGAGTCATGTATGGGTTTCACGAGGGAAAGCGTGGTTCGTTCTGTGTCCGTCCAGACCAAGTTCATTTTGAACTGTCGACAGTGGCTGATACGCCGATACCTATGGCTAAATCCAATGAAGCACAACTACCTGCTGGTACTGAGATATCGGGACCAGTGCAAGTGGGGGCTATAGAGGTGAATAACAATGCAATGTTGGATGGACAAGACCCTCAAGTATAACAAGCACGGCCGACCAGAAACAGACAACCCTAAGGACAAGCTCTACGTAGTTAGTACTGACGTAGATGGGGTTATATGTAACTGGGTGGCGGGTTTCCTAGGTGTCTTTAATGAACTGAACGGTACTCAGCTGACCGAAGAGCAATGGGTGAATGATGAGCCCTGGAAGGCTAAGGATCCGATCATGACGAAGGATCAGTTCGAGACTGCCTTCGACGCTATGCTTAAGATCCCCGAGTTCTATTTGAACCTCGAGCCTTATCATAACGTGGACTTCGTTGCTATTAACAACGATTTGGACGATGCACTGTATAATTTATACGCTGTCACCGTCCGTGTTAATCTCCTAGCCAAGGAGGGTATTCAGGATACCACTCAGCTCCTTTCGCGTTGGATTCGCAACCAAGGAGTTCCCCTGATTACCGGCTGCAACGCCGGCGGAGACGACCGTCCTGCCCTCCTTGAGCAGCTGGGAGTAGATTTCCACCTGGATGACTTCCACAAGCACGTGGAGGAAATCAATAAGCTTGGGAAGACCAAAGCTTATTTGATGGATCGTCCATGGAACAGGCAATACACAGATCTCGATGATGTGCGGTGCACGTCATTTGATGACTTCTTAATGAGGACTATATTTGCAGATAGAGAGGTAGAAGCACGGAGTGAGTAATGCCAGCACAGTTATTAGTAGATATCTTTCAGTGTTTGGCTGACTTTCTCATTGTGATATTCTTTATTGTGGAGCTGCGAGATAGTGCCGCGCACTCTAAAGAAGAAAGAATAAGGCATAAGGAAGCAAAGGAACAATCGAAGAAAATGACCGAAGTATTGGAAGCCCTTCATAAAGCTCTGGCCGCCAAGGCCCAACAAGAAATAGAAGTACTTGAAGACATGCATGCTGAGTTGAGTGAGATTAATGACCAGCAGGCACAGATCCTTAGTGAAGAACCAGATTCAACCCTTGTTTAAAAGGAGGTCCTCGTGGCCGACAAACCCAAGAAAAACCAAACGTATTGCATCCAGGCTCAGCTTAAGCTGATGGTCTCAATAGAGGTCTCGGCTCCTGACCTGGATACCGCACTTACTCTGTCAAAGGAGAAAGAGGTATCCGACTTCGTCGAGATCCATGGTGATTACATTGATGGTGATCATACAATCACTGGTATTTATCTAGCGAACTGGGACTAACATGGCTTACCTTACTTATACAGGACAGAAAGTCACCCCAGAAGGCGGCTCTCCTATCCTGGAAGACATTGCCTGGCAGCTCCTGCATGTCTGCCGATATGCGGGAGCCTGCCGTGTCAAATATACAGTTGGCATTCACTCTATGTTGGTCG